CTCATTATGTATCACCAGAATCACTAGGATTAACTCAAACTAGATAATGGCAAAACAACTACCAATATTACCAAATACACCAGCTCGTGCTCTAAATGAATATATAGAACCGTACATACCAGGTACGAAACCTATATTACCTGAAGATCAAATCAATAGAGCAAGTCAAATATCTACTGATGTTGAAAATAATATTAAACCATTTTCAATTGGGTTACAAGATATTGATGATGCTGTATTTTTTTATTTTAATAATATTATCCAACCTACCATAGTTCAAAATGGTAACCAAATACCAGTACCAGTAGCTTATGCTTCTGCTGAAAGATGGGTATCTGTTCAAAAAGATGGTTATTTTAGAGATAAAAATGGGAAAGCAATGCACCCATATATTATTGTTAGAAGAACTGGATTTGAAAAAAACAGAACATTAGCAAATAAATTAGATGGTAATAATGTAAATAACTTTGCTGTTGCTAGAGCTAGATACAATTCTCAAAACCAGTATACTCCATTTGATATTTTAAATAATATACAACCATCAGAAAAATTCTATTTAACTCCTGTACCGGATTATGTTAATATAACATATGAATGCGCTATTATAACTAACTTTATACAGGAAAACAATAAAATAGTTGAATCTATAGAATTCGCATCAGATTCGTATTGGGGTGATAAGAATCGTTTTCAATTTAGAACATATATTGATAGATTTGATTCTACTAATGAATATGGTATTAGTGATCAACGTATAGCTAAAACAAGTATGACCTTAACACTTTATGGTTATATTATTCCTGATACTATTAATAGGGATATGGCTACAAATGGTAAAAAACAATTCTTTTCCAAATCAATTATATCAATAGGAGCAGAAGTAGTATCAAATCTTGCCAATTCTCGCGCAGGAGAGTTGTAGAACTAAAATATTTTTCGTATAATACAAAAAACATTACGTTATGTTAAGAAAATTTAAAGAAATAGCAAATGCTTGGATAACAGCGGCTAACCCAACATCTGAAGAAAAACAATTAGCAGAAGACAGATTAACAGTATGTAATACTTGTGAATTTAGAGAAGAAAATGAAAATATAATTGAATTTTATTATTGTGGTATATGTTTATGCCCATTAAATAAAAAAATATTTTCACTTAAAAACCCAAACCAAAATCCATGTCCCGCAAATAAATGGGAAGAATAAATAACAAGTTATAATTATGATAAAACAAACAGAAAATCCAACACATCTGACATCAGAAGAATTACAAGAATTCAAAAACATTTATCAAGAATACCAAACAGCGGTATTTAATTTAGGTTTATTATCTTTAGATTTAGAAAATTTAAATAAAGAAAAAACCCGTTTATCTAATCTAGTTTACGAAGTAAATGAAAAAAGATTAGAAATAGTAGGAAAATTAGGCGATAAGTACGGTGATAAGCAAGTTAATTTAGAAACAGGTGCTCTTGAATAAAATAAATGTTGTTTTGTAAGGTTTTTAGAATATTTATTATTAGAACAAACTCTATTAGAAATTAAAAACAATAACATAAAATGGCAGAAGCAATTATTTCTCCTGGTGTTTACACCAATGAAAATGACCAGAGTGCAGTAACTCAAGGCCCAATCGTAGCTGGAGCAGCTATTGTAGGTCCTACAGTTAATGGTATTCCTTATGTTCCAACTCTAGTTACTACGTATAGTGACTATGTTGCAAAATTTGGAACTACTTTTGAAAGCGGTGCTAACGGTAATTATGAATATTTTACCTCATTAGCAGCTAAAAATTATTTTGACAATGGTGGAAACACATTGTTAGTAACAAGAATTACACATGCTGGAACAGGTTCATCAGCGTTAAATAGCTTTGCATCAGCAAGTGTGCCACTTAGTGGATCAACCAATGCAACACTACCAATATCAGCAAGTTTCTATTTAGAAACATTAGCTTGGGGTAATCAAATGAATAACTCAGGAAGTGTATTATCTTCAGGGGCTTTAGTAACAGGAAGTGCTACTAATGTTCGTTGGGAAGTTAATCAGGTAGATTACGCAAGAGGTACATTTACTTTATTAGTTAGAAGTGGTAATGATAATGCTGCTCAACCTAATGTTTTAGAAACATGGAATAACTTATCAATGGATGTTAATCAACCTAACTACATTGCCCGAGTAATTGGTAATACTAAACCAGTTTATACTTACTCAGTAGCAGATGGTCAAGGATATATTGATACTTTAGGTGATTTTCCAAATGCTTCAAGATATGTTAGAGTAGCAGATGTTCCTCAAGCACAATATAACACATTTGATAATAATGGTAATTATATATCTGCATCTTACAGTGGAAGTTTACCAAACTTAGGAAGTGGTTCATTAGCTGGAGCATTTAATGGTGGTATAGCTGATACTAACTTAGGTAAGTTTATGTTTGAAAACATAACAACAGCAGCTACAAATGCTCAAGGATTTACAGCAGCAGATTATGCAACAGCTTTAAATTTATTAAACAACACAGACGAATATCAGTTTAACTTACTAATGACCCCAGGTTTATTCCTAAGTGCAGGTTCAGCACCAGCAATAGGTTCAAACGGAGCTGATCCAATCGCATTGTGTGAAGGAAGAGCAGATGCTTTAGCAGTAGTTGACCCAGTACCTTATGGTGGTTCAATAACAAGTGCTAAAACAGCAGCAAATGCTTCAAACTCAAGCTATGCAGCAACATACTGGCCATGGTGTCAAGTATTTAGTTCAGCAATGGGTAGATTAGTATGGGTTCCTTCTTCAGTATTAATGGGAGGTGTATTTGCCTTCAATGATGAAGTAGCAGCGCCTTGGTTTGCACCAGCAGGTATTACTAGAGGTGGTATTCCAAATGTAACAAGAGTTGAAAGAAGATTATCATTAAACGACAGAAACAACTTATATTTAGATAATGTAAACCCATTAGCTACATTCCCTGGAAATGGTGTTGTAGTATTTGGTCAGAAAACATTACAACAAAAAGCAACAGCTTTAGATAGAGTAAATGTTAGAAGATTGTTAATTGCATTAAAAGGATATATTGGTGGTGTAGCTCGTGGATTAGTATTTGAACAAAATACTGCTACTACAAGAAATGCATTCTTAAACCAAATCAATCCATATTTAGACAGTGTGGTACAAAGACAAGGTTTATATGCTTATAAGGTAGTAATGGATGAGTCAAACAACACTCCAAGTGTAGTAGATAGAAATCAATTAATTGGTCAAATTTATATCCAACCAACTAAAACTGCTGAATTCGTAATATTAGATTTCACAATTTTACCAACTGGCGTTGAATTCCCATCTTAATTAATATTTATAATAAACAAACAATAAATACACAGAGAACATGCCTATATTAAACGCAAACGAAATGATGTTTACCCAGTATGAACCTAAAGTTCCAAACAGGTTTATAATGTATGTAAACGGTATTCCATCATATATAATCAAAGGAGTAACTGCCGTAAATTTTGATGATGGAGAAATTATTCTAGATCACATTAACACTTATAGAAAAATCCGTAGTGGGAAAAGATTATGGGGAGACATGACATTTACATTATTTGACCCAATCGCTCCATCAGGTGCTCAGGTAGTAATGGAATGGGCTCGTTTAGCATATGAATCTATTACAGGTAGAGCAGGTTACTCGGATTTCTATAAAAAAGATATAACATTCAACGTATTAGGTCCAGTTGGTGACGTAGTATCAGAGTGGGTAATCAAAGGAGCTTTCATTAAAACAGGAAACTTTGATGATTACGATTGGTCAACATATACCGAAGCCGTAAACCTTACTCTAACAATTGGAATGGATTATTGTATATTGAATTACTAATACAAGAATTATATTAAATATAAAGAACCCAACAGAAATGTTGGGTTTTTTTATAAGAAACATTCTTTCGTTATATTTATATATATAAAAATAAAATTTAAGTTTATGACAGATTTCAAATTTCCAACCGAAATTATTACTTTACCATCTAAAGGTCTTGTTTATCCTGAAACATCACTATTAGCTAAAGGTGAAATTGAAATGCGCTATATGAGCGCTAAAGATGAAGATATTTTAACTAATATTAACTTTATTAAACAAGGAACAGCAATTGATAAATTACTAAAATCTCTAGTAGTATCACCTATTGATTTAGATGATTTAATTACAGGAGATAAAAATGCTATTTTATTCGCTGCTCGTATTTTAGGATATGGACATGATTACACATTTTCATTTAAAAATCAAGTAACAGGTAAAGACGATGAATATACTGTTGATTTAACTCAATTAGATGAAAAACCATTAGATGAAGCGTTATTTGTTCAAGGTAAAAATGAATTTGATTTTACCTTTCCTAAATCAGGAAATAAAATAACTTTTAAGTTATTAACAGGTAAAGATGAAAAATCTATAGAAGCTGAAATTAAAGGATTACAAAAAATAGATGCTAATGCTTCATATGAAAACACAACACGTTTAAAACATATGATAACATCTATTAATGGAAAAACAGACAAAGTATCAATCCATGATTTTGTAGACAATTACTTTTTAGCACCCGATTCAAGAGCATTTAAAAAATATTACTACGAGATATCTCCAGATATAGACACTACAATCACTATTGATAAGGATGGATACGTACAGGAGGGCGTAGTTATCCCTATCGGGGTTAGCTTTTTTTGGCCTGACTTCCAAATATAGAGAATATTTATTCACTAAAATCCATGAAATATGCTTTTATGGACAAGGTGGTTACGATTGGGATACAGTATATAATTTACCAATAATGTATCGTGAATTTATTTATCATAAAATTCGTGAACATTACGATAAACAAAAAACAGACGCTGAAAAGCAACAAAAAATGATGCAATCTAAAACAGCAACAACTGTTAAACCACCAATCAACCCAACATACACAGCAAAAGCCCCACGAAAGTAGGGCTTTTCATATTTATTCATATAATATATTTTTATGGCAGATCAATTTGATAAAGATAAACTAGATGATTATAACGATTCGTTAAGAGAAACCCTTAACTATTCTCGTCAACTTTCTGAAAACGTTTTACGATTAGCAGGAAGAATGGCTAGCTTAACACAAGAAGCTAGAATGACTCGTCGTTTAACTAGTGAACTAGAAAGTGATGTTAGAAAAACTATAGGACTTACTGATAAACTTTATGCGGGTAAATTAAAAGAAAAAGAAGCTCAAAACCAATTAAATCAACTTCAAAACAAATATCAAAAATATATAGAGAATGCTGCTAATAGTTCTAGTCAGTTAGGTAAATATTTAGCAGAAGTAAATCAAAAACAACTAGATTATCAAAAACAAATAAATACTCTACTAGCAGACGAATCTCAAATAAAATCAGAAATTAGACAAGCTGATTATAGTATAGATGTATTACAACGAGAAATAGCTGAAAAAGAAGCCCAAAAAGTTAATGCTAATGTAATCCAACGCCAGCTATTACAAACTCAAATAGATAATAATAAAAATCTAGTTAAAGAGCTTCAACAGGAAATCCAAGCATATGAAAGTATATCCAGAGAAAATCAAAGAAATTTAAATAAAACCCAAGAACTACTTACAGCTACTGAAAAAATTATAGAAGCTAATGACGCTATAATTGCCGGGTATCAACAATTAATTAAAGATGGTGAAACTTTAGTAGCAGGTGCAAAAGCATATTCTAATACAGTTGAAGGATTAGGAGAAAAATTTAAAGATATTCAAAGTTTATTAGGCCCTTTTGTAGCAATATTTAATTTCTTAAAAAAAGTAGCATTTGATGTTTCTAATCAAGTTACCCAACTTCAAAAAGGTTTGATGTTATCATCTGATGAAGCATACCAAGTAAGAAATGAATTTAATGAATTAGCAGTAGCATCTGGAAATGTTCTTATTACTACTAATGCTTTAGTAGCATCTAATGCTGCTTTAGGTAAACAATTAGGATTTAATGCTCGTTTTAGTGATGATGCTGTTGTTGAGTTTACAAAATTAACTAAACAGATAGGATTAAGTGAAGAAGCAGCTGGTGGTTTAGCTAAATTATCTAAAGCTAATGGTATGACTCTAGAAGAAACTAAAACCACAGCTTTAGGAGTATCACAAGCTTTATCTTCACAATACGGAATACAATTAGATCAAAGAGAAGTACTTGAAGAAGTAGGTAAAATATCTGGTCAAACATTAGCTATGTTTAAAGGTAGTGTTCCTGCTCTAACACAAGCTGTTGCTCAAGCAAAACTTTTAGGAACTAATCTAGAAACAACTAAAAAACAAGCATCTGCATTACTTGATTTTGAATCATCTATTGAAAATGAATTACAAGCAGAATTAATAACGGGACAACAATTTAATCTAGAAAGAGCAAGATCTGCTTCATTAATGGGTGATTTAACAACGGTAATGAAAGAACTTAATAATCAAGGTGTTGATTTTAATAAGTTTTTTAACATGAATGTTATTGCTCAAGAAAAAATGGCAGCAGCATTAGGATTATCAACAGATGAATTATCAGATCAGTTATTAAAAGAACAATATATGAACATGTCTAGAGAACAAGTAGTTGCTCTAGCAGGTGAAGAAGCTGCAAAACGTTTAGAAGCAGTTAGTGCTCAAGATAAATTTAATGCTGCTATGGAAAAAATGCAAGATTTATTTGCTAACATAGCAGGTGGTCCTTTAGGACAATTAGCTGAAATGATGGCTGGGTTATTAGATAATTCTGCTGCCTTATCTGTTATTTTAGGAACTATAGCAGGTTTATCTATGACTAAATTAATAATAGGATTAGCTGGAGCAGCAGTTCAAGCAGGATTATTAGCAACTGGTGCTTTAACAGCAAATGCTGCTATTTCTTTTGGAGTTGGTACAGCATTAGTAGTAGCAGCTCTTGCTGCGGGTATGGCGGCTTACAGCAGCGCTCAACAACAAGCAACACAAATTGGTGATATGTCTTATGCAAACGGTAAAACATTAATATCAACTGCAGAAGGAGGATTATTTGAACCAAGCCCAAATGATGAAATAGCAGTGGCACCTGGTATAAGTGATATGATTAACAGACCACAATCAGCCGCAGTTGTTCAAGATAATTCATCAGTAGTTAATGCTATTGCTTCACTTAATGATACTATGAAAGGTGTTAAAGATGGTGTAGGACAATTATATACTAAAAAATCTGACATTAAATTTAACGTAGATAGCCAAAATTTCGGAACAGCTCAGATTATGGGTACCTATACCTTGGCCTAATTAAATATTTATAATAAACAATTAAAACAACATAATTATGGGATTATTAAACTTATTACAAAACGGAACAAGTAACCTAGGATGGGACGGAGGTCAAGTACCACCAGTTGCTCAACCTAACGTTAGACCAAACCCTCCAGGATCTCGTCATGATGAATATTCAATTAATGGAAATCCTGCAATTAGAGCAATTGGTGCCGGATTCGTACCATACATTCCACCACCATCAATTCTAGAAGAAGGAGACCCAGCAAATACAGCTGAATTCAGAAATGCACCTGGATCAAAATATCTAGACAACCCACCAACATAATAAATTAATTAATGGCTATATTCCAACAAGCAACATTAACTAATTTAAGAGGTTTAAGATACGGAAATGATACAATAGGAGGAGGAAATAGTGGTGAACCATATATCACCACTGCTATTCCTCCAGCTCTTCAACAACAAGTTGAATCTACAAACATATGGAACTCCGATAGTGGTTTAATACGTGGTGGATTTGTTGGTGCAACAAGAGCTTCTGTTACTGATCTTGCTCGTATAGGTAAATTTCTTAAAGATCCACCTAGAGGTCCAATGTTTATTATTAAACAAGTTGGACTACAGTTATCTAACCCACAGTTGGAAGCACCTAGAGGTGCTGGGGCTGTTTTAAACAATGTATTACAAGGAAACTTTAGTACACTTTTTGGAGGTGGTGATAATTTTAATGCTAATATAGGTGCTACCCGTATTTACAATGGGGGTATTAATACATTACTCCAAGTACCTGTTAATGCTTTTGGAGGTCATATTGTTAGACATGGTTTATTACCTATCGAATCAGATAGTGCTAAATATGAAGCTGTTGCTAGAAACAACGATCCTCTAAATGAAGATGATGGAGGAAAAAATAATAGATTAGTTAGATTAAAAGCTAAATTAGAACCTAATGAAAATGCCGATATAGCTCGTTATATTAGTGGTCCTGGTTCTGTTGATGGTATAGGAATTACTACTATTCCACGTTATTATAATACTTTAACTAACAATACTAGACCTTATATACCATTAGATACTCCATTATTTATAGATCAAGAAGGGAATAATGCTAATAATACAGATTATTCTAGTTTAGGACAGTTATATATACGTCCTTCCTTAAATTTAAACTATTATAATGCTCAAGGAGTATCACTCCAATATTTCGACAATTTCCCAGGTTTAATAGAAGAAGAAAATCATTTTCTTATACCTGAAGAAGGTAGAAATAACAATTTAACTCCAAACAGCCAAATTGATCAAAATGTTATTAAGTATTCTGCTGATGGTAAAACATATAATGCTTTAAAAAAAGCTATTGATGATCAACAAGAAAAAAATCAAATTGGTAACGTAACTTTACCTACAGAGGTAAAAATACCTTTTCCTGTAGGAAATTCAATAGAAACTTTTACAGTTACAACTCCTATTAAATTTACCCCTACAGGAAGATCAAGAAATGGATCATTAAATTTAAGTACAAACAATATAGACACCAGACTAGGTTTAGCTCAAGCTGAAGGATATGGTGCTAAAGACAGTGTAAATTTAACACCTGTATTTTTATCTGATATTGCTCCTAATACTGCAATATTAATAAACGGAAAAAAATATGGTACTAGAGATATAATTAAATTTAGAATTGAAGCTGTAAATAATGATAACCCAACAGGTCCAAGTGCTTGGATGGTATTTAGAGCATATCTTAAAGATATAACAGACACACCAAACCCAACATGGAATACAGTTAATTATGTAGGTAGAGGAGAACCATTTTACATTTATAAAGGATTTGAACGTAGTTTATCTTTTACACTTCAGGTAGCAGCAATGTCTGAAGAAGAATTAAAACCAATGTGGCAAAAGCTAAATTATCTTTATTCAAACACAATGCCTGATTACAGCAATAATGTAATGAGAGCTCCATATATGAGATTAACATTAGGAGACTACATGTTTAGACAACCAGGTATAATTAAAAATTTAACATATACTATAGGTAATGATTCACCTTGGGAAATAGCATTAGATGAACCTGAAGTAGGAAGTTCATTATATGAATTACCACATGTAATGACTATACAAATGACTTATGCTCCTATACATGATTTCTTACCACGTAAATTCCCTTCAGCATTTGGAGACCCACTTAAAAATTGGAGTAACTTACCAGCATTTGTAGCTGATAGACAAACAAATCAATATGGAACAGAAGATAATCCGTGGTTGACATCTATGTACAATACTTCTACGGTAGGTAATATTAAAAATTTAGGTATACTTCCTGTTGGAAAACTACCAACCAATTAATATATTCATAAATTATGATATACGATAATTCAGACATATTAACTACAAATATTAATTCACCATTTGGTGCTGGGAAACAGTATTACAAAGCAAAAAAATTTCCACCTATACCACCCTCAGAAAGTGATATATATGTTATTACTACAGTAGGAGATAGATTAGATTTACTTGCTTTTTCATATTATAATGATGCTTCGTTATGGTGGGTTATATCGGGAGTAAATAATGGAGTTACATTTGGTTCTATGTTTCCTGAACCTGGTACACAACTTAGAATTCCTATTGATATAAATGAAGTATTAAGTAGTTTTAATAACACAAATTAATAAGTTATGTCTATATTTAGAGAAACGTTTGAGCCTTTTGTTAAAGAAGAACTAAATCGAAGACAAGCGGGTATGCTTACTCGTAACCCTAACTTTATCCATCAATTAAACTCAAGATCAGCTTGGGTAAGGATGACGTCTGGAGTTAATGTTAATGGTAGTAATAATTTAGCGAAAAATTACGTTTTACAAGGCGGTATCTTAAACGTCGCCACGGCTACTAAAGGCGATAAAGTAACCGATATTTTCGCGTTAAAATCGGGATTAGGCGGTGCTTCTAATACATATAGTAATAAAACTGCTGGAGGTGCTACAAATAGATTAGGTATAAAACCTATGCCTGGTATTACTAATGTTTCTATTCAATCTAAAGGTGCTTACGGTTCCCTTCAAGAAGCAACAGTATCATTTGTTTGTTGGGATATTAAACAATTAGAGGAACTAGAACTACTTTATATGCGCCCAGGATATACTGTATTGTTTGAAATGGGATGGGATTATGCTAAAGCAAATGGTGTATTACCTCGATATAATATATTAACTCCTACAAAAATACCTTTAGTATTAAATGATGCTTTTAAAGATATACATGCCCTAATAGAAAAAAGTAAAGGAAGCTACAGTGCTTTATTAGGATATGTAAAAAATTATAGCTGGTCAGCTCGTGATGATGGTGGATATGATTGTACTACATCTATTATATCTTTAGGAGAAGTATTAGAATCATTAAAATGTAACTGGGTTCCTATTAATACTAAAGCATTTGATAGAGGCGGTAAAGGATTACTAGGACTAACAAGCTCACCACTAATACCAGAATCTTATAAACAAGGTATAATCCCTGGATTGATCCGTGAAATCTACCAGTATGTAAAACCAGGAAGCAATACAGGAGTTATAGGTGCTAACTTTATC